AACGAGATACGAGATGCAAGGAGAGTTCCCCTAAAGGATGTGTTGGATTACACCATAAATAAATTCGATCCACAGGTTGACAACCCCTCTCCAGAGGTATATTCTCATGGCCGTGGATATGCTGTCGTGAATTGGAAGTATATCTATGCAACCAAAGAGAAATCACACTTAGGTGGTTTCTGGAACCCCGGATCGGGGAAGAGAGACAAACATGGGAGACTCTTGCTACTGGAAGACTCAGATTACTGGGTCTTCAGAGATGATAAAAAACGCTGAAGAGGCTTTAGCACAGGCTAAGGGTGAGGCAGAAGAAGTCCTAGAGTGTGTGGAGAAAACCTCTCCTGTGGACAACTACCTCAGAATACAGGATGCGGGTAACCTTCTAGGGGCAGTTGCAGAACAGCTTGAAAGTTGTTCTGAGACACTGCTTGACATCGGCTCTCGACTAGAGTATAAGGATCGTATAGATGGATAAGAAAGAACATCAAGAACTCATGGGGGAGAGAAATCTTACCCCCGAAATTCTGGCTCCGTACCTACAGATAGAGCATCAGCAGTCTATCAAACCGGCCTCGTCTTATACCCAAGAGGTGATGGATTATTATATTCTTGGGGAAGACAAGACAGGTAAAATGCTCCCGTGTGTTAGCGGGGATAAGTTCAGGCTGCGAAATGGCGAGTGTACCCTCTTGGGAGGGATCAATTCATCGGGAAAAAGTCTCGTTCTAGGGCAGCTTGCTCTCTACTGCATGACTCAGAAATCTAGGGTGCTTTCAGTCTCCTTAGAGATGTCTGTACGCTCTCAGCTAATACGCCAATGGCGCATGGCTTCTGGAGTTATAAAGCCTGACCTTGATTTCGGACTCAAGTTCAATAAATGGAGCCATGACAAGCTGTTCTTCTTTGACAAGATGGGTTCTATGGACTTGAATACCCTAGAAGCAGGGATACGCTACTCCATTCACCATTTTGGAACTGACCTTATCTTGGTGGACTCTCTGATGACCATTTCCGGTATTCGCCATGATGACTACACCGCACAGACTGATGTGGTTAATCGCTTGGCTGACATCGCTAGGGATTTGGAGTGCCACATTATTCTGGTGGCTCACGCAAGGAAGTCTTTCTCTGTTAATGACAAGATAGACAGATTCTCCGTAAGAGGAGCAGGTCAGCTAACAGACCGTGTGGACAACGTAATTCTCATCCAGCGTAATTACCCGGATAATTCAGAAGACCCGGACGTTAGCTTCACCATCTCCAAAGCTAGGCATTGGGATATGGCAGAGTGCGAGATAGACCTTTGGATGGACATGGCTTCCATGAACCTCTTGACAGTCCATCAGTCAACCTATACAATCATCCCTGATGACTTCAAATACATGGCTGATGAAGATGTTGACACCGATCCACCGGACGAGTACAATGCGTTCGAGGATCAAGAAGGCCACGACTGCGAGGACTAATTATGATCGGAAGAATTAAGAAGTTCAAACCACCTAAGACGAGAGTCTTTTCTAAAACTAGACAAGACATAGGTGGTGCAAAGAGAAGGTCACTTGGGCTTGGTCATACTGAACATGGAAGCCACAAGGTTAGACAAAATGATTTTACAAGCTGCTTTCCAAATTTCCAATGACCGACGCTAACTGGAAAAGGTTTGAACGCAGGGTAGCCCAACGCTGTGGGGGTAACCGGATCAGTGTATCAGACAAGAAGACAGATTTGGATGTAGACCATCCCTATCTGGGAATAGAGTGTAAGTACCGCGCTAAAATGTCACAGTACCTCAAGGACTGGTACACTCAAGCAAAGCGCGGTTCTACCGATCATCAGATTCCAGTGGTAGTAATGGGGGAGAAGAACGGCTCCGAGATGTATGCGCTTCTGGATTTTGATGATTTAACGATGCTCCTAGTCCACGCCATCGCTAACTGGGATGACGAAGGGGCAGACATAATCAGCTACGGGGGTACGGACTAATTCCTGTGGTGACGCCTGTTGCCCCGTGGGCGAAAGATTAACGGGGCTTCATTACAGGAGAACGCTATGTCAGCCGAAATAATTTCAATGGAAGATTTTCGAAAGAGCGAAAATGATCAGTACCATGAGAGTTTCGAGTGGGCCGTTAAAACCACAGAAAGGTGTATGCTAGATGCTGCTGGTGATGGTTCTGGATTTAAGATACTTTACTTAATCGAAACCCTAGTTAATCACTTTGTATGTACTATGAATATGGAAGGCGATGAGCTTAAAGAGTTGATAGAGCATATAGTGGATGCTGTTGAGCTTGGAATTTCTGCTGCAACTGCTGAAGTTATTTGCCCTGAGTGTGCTGCTGAACAGGAGACTGAATGAACCAGTACCAAGAGTTCATTCATAAGTCTAGGTACGCTCGTTATCTTGACGAGCATAAGCGCAGGGAGACTTGGGAAGAAACGGTGAACAGGTATGTCTCGTTTATGAGCGATAGGTTCCCCAAGTTTCCCGGCCACCTAGAGGAAGAGATTGTTCAGATGAACATCATGCCCTCGATGAGAAGTTTGATGACGGCAGGTAGGGCATTAGAGCGGGATGAAATGGCTAGTTATAATTGTTCGTACATGGCAGTAGACCATGTTCGAGCTTTCGATGAGAACCTGTACGTCCTACTCTGTGGTACTGGTGTGGGCTTCTCCGTAGAAAGGCAGTTCATTGGGAAGCTACCTGAAGTCGCTAACGAGTTCCATGATACCGACACCACTATTGTAGTCAGGGATTCCAAGATAGGGTGGGCTTCCGCACTAAAAGAATTGGTGAGTCTCCTGTATCATGGGCTAGTACCCAAGATAGATTACAGTCGGATACGACCATCAGGAGCTAGGCTCAAGACTTTTGGTGGAAGGGCCAGTGGCCCCGAACCATTGAAAAAGTTATTCAATAACTATATTAGAATATTCCGAAATGCTTCTGGAAGGAAGTTAAACAGTTTAGAGTGCCACGATCTGCTCTGCTTTAATGGAGAGTCGGTAGTGGTAGGGGGTGTACGCAGGGCTGCTGAATTGAGCCTGAGCAACCTCACTGACGAGCGTATGCAACGGGCTAAGATGGGTCAGTGGTGGGTAGAGAATGGTCAGAGAGCTTTGGCTAATAACTCTGTCTGCTACACAGAGAAGCCTGACATCGGTATCTTCATGCGGGAATGGATTTCCCTGTACGAATCCAAGAGCGGGGAAAGAGGAATCTTCAACCGGAAAGCCGTCCAAGACATGGCCCCTCAAAGAAGAGACAACACCCAAGAGTTCGGAACTAATCCATGTTCTGAGATAAATCTTTTATCGTTAGAAACTTGCAACCTTTCTGAGTGCGTACTGCGTCCTACGGATACCATAGATGATGTATCCCGTAAGGTAGCTAACGCTACTATTCTGGGAACCTTCCAGTCTACCTTAACCAACTTCAGGTACGTTCGACCCATTTGGAGAAAGAACGTGGAAGAAGAGAGATTATTGGGGGTAAGTTTTACAGGGGTGTATGACTGTCCTGTAGTTCTGAACGCATCTCCTGAACAACTTACTGCATGGAAGGGCTATGCAGTCACCACTAATCTACAATGGGCTAAGAAATTAAAGATACCACAGTCCGTAGCGGTGACCTGTATTAAACCGTCTGGTACTGTGTCTCAACTAACTGGAGTTGCTGGGAGCGGGCTTCACCCATCCTTTGGGAAACACTACATTCGTAGAGTGAGGCAAGACAAGAAAGACCCTCTGAACACGGCTTTAATAGAGGCGGGGATTCCCTATGATGAAGACCCGTACAACTCAGAGGCTCTGGTGTTCTCTTTTGCGGTGAAAGCTCCAGCCAACTCCATAACAAAGGACAAGGTGGACGCTATCTCCCATTTGGAAACATGGAAGAAGTTTGCTATCTACTGGTGTGAGCATAAGCCTTCAGTAACGATCTATGTAGCAGAGGACGAGTGGTTAAGGGTAGGGTCTTGGTGTTATGATAACTTTGACATACTCAGTGGAGTGAGCTTTCTTCCTAAAGCTGATGACTCCCATGTCTACCAACTCCCACCTTACGAGGAGATGAGCGCATCAGAATATGCTACATTTCCAAAGCCAAAGAAAATAGACTGGCTCTCTGTGAAGGAAGAAGAGGACAATACAACAGGCAGTCAGGAGTTAGCCTGTACAGGGGATGCCTGTGAAATCTAAATTCTCAGATGAATTACAAGGCCCGGATAATGACCCACCAAAGAAGAGACATATGTATCATAAAGGAATGATCCCAAAACATAAAAGATGGGAGAGCAAGGACTACATTAAGTTTGTGTCTGAGCTTCCCTGTTGCGCTTGTCATATCAAAGATGGTAGTGTAGTAGCCCATCATCTCAAGGGTAGGGGTTCCCCTCTCTCCGGGGGAACTTCCTACAAGGCGTCTGATCTCTACACCATGCCTCTATGCTTTGAGTGCCATGACGAAATACACAGAGGGAATGTGGACTTGCTTAATAATCAGATGTTCTTTATATTATTAACGCTTGACAAAGCACTGGACGCTGGTGTAATATCTGCTGAGTACCACCCGTATGAGGCACTAATATTGTGATGGAACTTCAAGGACTAGATCATAGGGAAGACTCTAATTTGTATAGAAGTTTTCTGAAAAAGCTAAACTTAAAAGAGTTTAGCAGAGAGAATGGAGAGGAGCCAAACGGTCATCTCAACGATTGGTATGTTGTACCAGATATTAGTCGGGAAGGTAAGAAATTAGGATGGGCAGTAAGACAGACCTATGTTGGTGATGAATTTGATCAAATTGTTTTCTACTCCAAAACAAAAAAAGATTGTATGACTTGGCTTAGAGCGAATTCCAAGCCGGTGCATTATACGGAACTTAGGTGGTGGGATGATCTTATATTTGATGACAGGGGATGCTATCTAAGCGATGGAGTCTGGATTAAATGACCGACGAGCAATCAGTTAAGAAGTGGTATCTTTGGG